GAGGTGCGTTTGCATGTTTGACCACGAAACTCCCCATACCATTGCTCCCAATCAATACCGTCTTCACCCTCGTTTTTACCAACGATGACTTCGGTAACAATATTTTCGGGATCTAGAAATGCATAATGTGCCATGTTTATTTTCCTCCGTTGTATATTTTACATTGTTTATTGATGAGATTTGATTCATTATTCATTATGCCCAACTTACGTTTCCTGTGCCAGCGGTAAGTGTTGTTGTTTTAAAACCCCCAGATGGAGCCGCTGTCGTACCTGTTAAACCTGCACCGATAGTAATCGTCTTTGAATCTGGATATGTCAAAATAACTACACCTATAGAGCCATTACCTCCTCCAGCAGTGGGGGTCTGACATGATGGACCACCAGCACCACCGTTGCCTTTTCCTGAAGCAGACGCTCCTGTTTGGCTATTCGGACCTGCAGATGCTCCTGCTCCGTAAGTTGTTGTTCCATTACCATTTCTTAAACCATTATGTCCACCTGCATTGTTGTAGTCGCCACTTGTATATGCTGCAGTTTGTCCAACATAATTCGTAGTAACGCTTACTGACCCAGTAGTAACATTTGTCCCACCGATTCCACTCGCTCCAAAACTCAGTGAGTTACCACCTTGCCCGCCACCAGCAGAAGATGAGGAAAAAATAGAGTCCCCTCCTTTTCCAACAGTTCTATGGTCTGAGTTGTTACAGGCAGTTTGCCCTGCCCCAGCAACACCAACAGTTGTTGAATAATTCACAGAATCTGCTACTAAAAAATCTGCAACTAAATAGCCTCCGCCACTACCACCGCCAGCCCATTGTGAATTACCAGTACCACCGCCTCCACCGCCGCCCAACAAAGTTACTGTTGCATTAAAAGGAACGTTTGGCCAGTTGCTTGCACCTTTTTCTCTTTGTTGGTCACGGATAGCCCAAATACCAGACGCAGCAGAAGTACTTACCGTCTTCTTCCCTCCGATAATTCCGCCGTTAGAACGCATTAGGCAATAATCTCATAACTGCAAACTGCTTCTAATCTTGTATTTGCACTTGCTGTTAAACGGAGAGTGTCGCCCTCCTCTAAATAAATGGATTTAGAAATAACATCCAATGTTGCATCTGCTGGAACCGCAACAGTTTTGGCAATATGATAAGCAGTAGAAGAACGGAATATATCTACGTTTACATCAGCCGTATTTGTGCCGTCAACATTTGATACATACAGAGCATTAACTTTTAATACCTGTCCGCTTGCAGCACTGTTCGTAACGATTGCTGTTGCAGAAGTTGTTACAGCAAGGACCGCTGTTTTGCCTGTGATTGTTGCTACGTTTACTATATTTGGTGCTGCCATGATTTATCCTCCGAACACTATTGACATTGCTATTGCTTTACCTGTCGTTACACCCGCACTCCACTTTAACCCAGTGGCAGTACTTGTGTCAACAGTAAGCACTTGATTGTTGACTGCAGAAGATGATAATTTTGCAATAGTGTTATTAGCTGTTCCAACAAGCAAATCACCTTTAGCATCAATTGTATTTAATAACACATCAAAAGGTGCTTGACCAATTTCAACCCAAGCACTATCGTAATAAACATAAGCAGCCCCAGATGATGAATTAAACCAAATTTGTCCAGCCGCTGGTGCTGACGGTGCAGTATCTGAAATTACAGCAATACTTCCACCGCCACCAATTTCAATCCAATGAGAATCATAATAAATACTGGTAGCAGCAGCTGATGAATCAAACCATATTTGACCAGCAACAGGGCTTGATGGAGCAGAATCTCCAATATTTATAACAGAAGGTTGCGCTCCAACTTCAATCCATTGACTTGAAGATCCATCTGCATAATAAACATAAGTCCCGCCGGTTGATGAATTAAACCAGATTTGACCAGATACAGGACTAGATGGAACTGTATCAGAGATAATAGCAGCAGTTCCTGATGTACCAATTTCAATCCAGTATGAGTCATAATAAACAAATGTTTGTGCTGTATCTGAATTAAACCAAACCTGTCCAGCACTAGGTGAAGCCGGAGCATTACTGGAAATTGTTGCTCCACTTGCAACCGCTACATCAACTAAAGTTTGGCCGGTAAGATTAGGCATATTCAACACCGCTGACTGTAAATGTTACAGCATTGGCTGTTACCTGGTCTACATGTAATTTACTGTTTGCCGGGATGACTACTGAAGTGTTATAGAACACAACATTATTTGACAACACACTAACATTGCTCAAAATTTTATTATTAGCCGCAGGGGAAGCAGCACCTACAAGAATATGAATACTGCACACAGCGTTAGAGCCGGTTGTATTGCAAAGGTTAATGTTTTTGATAATTGAATAATTTCCCGCAACATTAGCAGTAGTATAAACATTAGCACCAGCAGAACTGGTACCTATATAGAAACTTTTTGGTGTTAGATTAGCCATTTATACCCCCATCCACATTAAAACTTCATTATCGTAAGTTGTTGTATTCATATCTTGCAAAGTTAAAGCATCTAAAACATGGTCAACAGATGAAGCGGAATTGTGTGCTACGGCAGTAGTGCCATCATAACCTCTTTGTTCAACTGTAAAAGCATTAACAGATCTTGAAGAAATAAGAATTTTTTCTTCGGAATTGGTCCCGCGATCAATAACAATTACAAAACTATTATTTCCGGAAGGATAAGTTGAACCGTCTACAACGCTAAAAGAGGTTGCTGAATTAGACAGAGAAGATGCTAATGTAGTTTGTAAAACAGCTCCGTTAAATTCTCTTCGCAACATGATATCTCCTTAGTCAATGCTGATATCAAGATCGCCTGTAGCAATTCTTAAAGTGTCTCCAGCATCTGTTGTTTTATTCGTTGTTAGTGTTCCGTACATCAACATTGTTCCACCGGTTGATGCGGTGTGTATTGCTACAGCAACAGTAGTTGCTGCTGGCATACCTGTAAAATCAACATCCGTTGTATTTGATGTTGCACCACCACTAGCTGCGGAAAAAGTAATAGCCTGGCGAACATACGAACCGCCAGTAACTTCAGTTCCAGCTGTGCTGTCTGTTGGAGCAACAGTATACAAACCTGCAAAAACAGTGCTATCAAAAGTATACGCAGCAACGCCTAAAAAGTGATCTAGTATTAAATTCTCAGCAGTATTAGTTAAATTATTAGCCATCTAGTTTATCCCTCCGTATTATTATAATACAATTTCTTTTCTTCGTCATTAGCCATTCTGAAGTTTTCTAGCCTTAATAACAAATTAGCTTCTAAGAAAGGCAACTCATGAGTTAGATGTTCTTTATCAAATCTTAAACCACTGGGTGTTGTGTAACTAACCCCAGATTGTAAACAAATAACAATTGGTTCAAGAGAATTGCTTTGCTCTACAACAACAGCAGACTCAACTGGTCTTTCCCACTCTGTGCCATCCTCTAGGAGGCCATCTTTATCCCCGTCTACAGCGTTTAAATTAGGTGCTTTCTTTACAGGTGCTTTCTTCACAGGTGCTTTCTTTTTTGGGGCTACATCTGATGATTTTACTGTGTTTTCTTCATTTGTCATATAGAACATCCTATCATGTATTTAGATTAAAATCAATTATAAAATAAAAGCGGAGCGCCGAAACGCTCCGCCTTTAGATTAATCTAATTATTAATTAGAGTGTACGAAGTTTTACGTTCTTTGCAATGACGTATGATTCAAGATTCTCTACGTTATTTGCAATTCGCATAAACTGTGTGTACTCAATTGCATCAGTTTTTGGCTTGAATTGACGATACAGGGTGATATCGCGGTGGATACCAACAATTCTGTTGTTAGGGAATGTCAATTCAACATAACCATGATTACCTGCTGCTGCTGAATAATCTCCAGCAACTGTCTCTGGCATCAAAGGTACTTCAACTAGAGGAATGCCGTATGGCGACAATCCTGTTGCTCCAAGTCCACCATTTGAACGAATTGCACCATTAAAGAATGCTTGCTCACCAAAAGTTGAAGCTGGAGCTGGTGCTCCTGCTGTTGCTAATGTTGCCGAGTTTGGATTCTGAAGGCTGAAAGCCGTATCTTGTACGACTGCCGAACCTGTAAAGAATTTAAGCTCGTTACGGCGTTGCAAGTACTTGTTTGGCATGTTGCGAAGAACTCTGTCAAATGTCGCACGAGAAACGTTGTTTCCGCCTTCATCAACAGTTGTTGCTCCGGCCAAAGCTCTCTTGGTGAAACCATCAAGAGCCTTAAGAAGACCGTTGTTTGAAGATGTGTTACCACTAATCAACAAATCGTCCAAATCGTTAGCTGTTTGACGAGCCATGATTTGAGCAAGGTGATCTTCAAGTGAAGCACCTTCAATGTTATCTTCCAACGACTCAGTTGACATTGACCAATCAAGACGAAGCTTAACGCTTGTCATAGATACTTTCGTAAAAGTTACTGCTGCGTTTGTACCATCATCTGTAATTTCGGTTGCTTTTGCCAAGAGGCGAGTACCTACGGACACCTTATCAATTTCCATTGATGGTGTACGCATGCGCACAACTCTTGAGTTCTGCATAAGAACGGATTGATCAACTACAAAATCAATAAACCTATTTGATTGTGCTGGCTGAAGCAAACCGTGTGCTGACGTAATGCTGGTGCCTGCGCCTCCAGATGTTACTTCGTTAGCTTTTGCTAAAATTTCTTCTTGTGTTGCCATAGTAAATTTCCTCCTTACCTTATGACTTATAACCCAAAGACTCAATAAGGCTTTGGTCTAAATAAACGTTTTTCCAGAATGACTCAGGCTTGGCTTGTGATTTTACAATCTTTTCGCCATCTTCATCGTCTTCAGGATCTACACTTTTCTTTACAGCTCCGGCGTGAGCAATTTGCTCAACCTTTGCTGTTTGCTCTTCAAGAGCAACTTCAGTTGCAGCCAGCTTTGCAGCCAACTCTTCTTTCTGAACCTCAACGCTCTTGGCGACTTCTTCAATCTTAGCCGAAACACTTGCATCAACTTCCTCTTTGAAAGATTTTGCAAAATCAGTTAGCTTCTGATCAATTACTGCACCAAGTGCTTCTTTAAGAACTTCAATATCCATTTCTTGTTCCTCCACTTGTTCAACACTAACTTCATCTTCAATCAAAGTTTCAGTTTCGTGATCGGACTTTTCTAGCCCTAAGTCTTCATCTGGATTATCAACAACCCAGTTAATAAATTTCTTAATTAAAGATAGTTTATTATCTGTCAATGTTTTTTCCATATGAATTACCTTATCATAGTTTACATCATTATGCAATTCTTTTCCAGTACTTTCAATTTCTTTTTCAGTACATTCATCATTTGATTTTTTCATATTCTTATACCTCTCCAATAACCTTCTTCCTTTCGCCGCTAAAGCAGCTGCATCTTCCGCATTTTGCGGAACAGGTTCCCCCCAAGCCCTTGCTGATAAAGCAAGCCTTGTTGGTCTACCTTTAGAATCTTTCATCGGGCCCGATGGGTTTGTAAAAAATCTTGTCAAAAAAGAACCTTTACGGCGCATTTTTTCTGGAGTATTGGCTGGCCCTTTAACACCTGGTTTTAGGTTAGCACCTTCTGTTTGTTTAAAATGCCTTCTCCCAGCAGCAGTCAATCCACCTTTAGGATCTTTCAAAGGCGCTTTATCTGCTTTTTCAAAATCAGGGTCAAGAACGTAATCAAGATTACCTTCAATGTCCATTTTTACAAGGTCAATCGTAGCAAGAGCATTGGCTGGATTATCAACGAGACTTAACTCACCAAGCTCATATTCCTTAATAACATTGATGGGTCTTCCATTGTGCATTTTACCAGCAAGAATTTCTTTTTTCATAATTCTTCCACCAATAGAGAAAGCACGAAGAGTGCCATCAAGAACTTTTTGCCAAGTTGCTTCAGCACCTTTAGAAATGTAAGCCTCTACTTCAATAGCGTTATATTCTTTCCCATCAGCATCTTTCATTTTAATTGGTTTGTAACTGATAGCTTTGCCAACAGCAATAGGGGCATGCATCTCTCGGATATTACCTTGCCAATTTTTAAAAGCAATTTCTGAAGCTATAAACTCAACAACATCATTTGATTTATCAACATTATCTGCGGTAGCAATACCAGAAATAATACGTTGTTCTTTTTTAATCATGTTAATTGGAAAAGAAAAATTAAAATTATCCATATGTAGTATCTTACAGTATATTGTATTATTTTAATATAAGCAAATTATGCAACTGCATAGACTGCTAAAGTAACGCCAGCAGTCATAACTTGGAACTTAGTGTAATCCCCTTCTACTTCAACATAACCCCCACCGCTATCTTTTGCTGGAATCAGCACTTGGTGTGGTCCTCCGTTAAGTTTAACAACTGCGTCAGTTGTTGCATGTGTATTATGAAAATGAAGACAACTTGTGTGTCCATTTATTGAAACAACTCCTGATGCACCGCTTGCGCTAGTAACAGCTGTGTTAGAGAAAATAATTGCGTTATCGTGACTCATTCAGAACCTCCTGTGGTATCTTGTACTTGACCTCTCTCCGCTTGGTCCCCAGATTCTCGTGGATCTGAAGAACCTTCTGGCGTATCAGAGCGAGCATTACGGGGTTGAGCCGAGATGTTATTAGAATTCCCAACCGGAGCTCCTGGCCCAGATTGTTCTTTCTTAATTTTTGTTGGGAACGGCAAAGGCACATCTCCGTCTGTCCTTTCAGGCAAACCAAGCGTTGAGCGAACTTCGTTTGGTGACAAAATTTCCGTTCTCAAATATCTATCATTAATTCTAGATTGAATATCTTCATCAATCAAATCAATACGTTTAAATCTAAATTCAAGCAAATCTGAAAATTCAGCAATAATCCTGTTTAATCTTTTTTCAATAATAGCTTGGTCTGGCCCAATAACTTGAGTTTTAAAAGTCTTATCGGCATCGCGAGAAACCGCAAGGTTGGCGTTGTCATAAACTCCTACCTTTGGAGCAGGAACCCTATTTGCTACTAAAATTTCATCACGATTACCTTTACGATACTTATCAAAAGAAGAATCCTGAACACCTGCTTCAAGTTTCTCAAACCGAATATCGCTATCTGAGCCAATAGAGGAAGGAATAGGGATAACTAAAGTTCCGTGATTACGCCCTTTTACTTCTTTTCTAAAATAATTAATTAATTCTTGTTTTGATTTATTGCTAAGTTTTGCGCCTTTAAGAATAATTGCGTAACGAGGAATTGCTTTATTTTCAAAATAATCAATATTATATTCTTTAGCAAACTTATCACCAACAATAGCAGTAGCTGCAGAAACAGCAGAAGGAATTCCATAATATGTATTCTTCGGAGAGTATGTTTTAAAATGAATTACTTCATTAGGCGTTGGGTCGTTATTAATTGGATCAAGGCTTTCCTTATCACCATAATTTCTAAAATAAACTGCAGTTATCTTATTACTGTTCGCAATTTGCACATACCCATCTCTTTTTCTTCTAACACGAACAAGAGTTCCTGGGATATGACCAATGTAGCCAATTTCCCCAAGATTGTTGCGGCCAATTTCCATATAGCCGTTTCCTATAGTTAAAACGTCTTGCCAAATCTTAATCATTGTTTCAAGAAAAGTTTCTTCAATGTTTACGTTTTCAAAAATTTCTTCTAGCCTTTCCTTTTCGTCTTGAAAAGATTTCCTGACCCTATATCTTTTCTCATCATCATCAGAAGCTTTTTCAATTTTTCTTTTTGCTTTCATATTTTCTACAAATTCAAAACCTAAGCCAACAGTATTCATAACTCTTGCAGCAATAGATGCATTATGAATAGCGCTAGAGTCATAAAGGCCGGCTAAAACATCCAGGTCATAAGGAGGAGTTACGACATCATAAAGGGTATAACCATCTAAAGTTAGTGGGTCAATCCATTTAGACTTAGTGCCGTCAATGCCTTCAAATTTTTTTGAAAGCTTGTTAACTTTTCTTTTCATTTTTATAGATAGATTATCAAAGTTAACTTTCGTAAAAGGATCATCTACAATGATTTCAGAATCTTGTGGATAATAAGATAAATCATCAATTTCATTAACAACTATTTCATCTTCAACGTGATAAATTTTCTTTTCCATATTACCTCTTTTCTAAATTATCAAAAGCATCTTCAAACGGGTCTGGCATTAGACCATCGTTTAATCTTTCTATTTGATCTTCTCTTTCTGATTGACTAACTTTTCTTGCTCCGTGAATCCAAGCAACATAACCTTCATCACTACCAGACCAGTACTTGCCAGCTTCAGCAACTTTACTTTCAATTTTTGGGTCATCTACAAAACCTTCAGCAGATAAAGCATTACCATCAGCATCCATTAAAGCTTTACCGTCAGGTAAAACCCAAATGCACACCCCCCATGTTCGCGGAGGTACCCAAATTTTTTTCTTTTTAATGATATCAAGTTCCATTTAGATACAAGTATACACGATTTTTGTTAAATAGTGAACATTTTTTTCTTTAAAATGATGTTTTTGGTTACTAACGAATCGGACAAGCACCAGTTGAGCAGTCATCAAGTTCCAACATTGAACCAGAAGGCGTTTCTTGTATCTCTACAGAAAAATCTAACTTTGACAATATCTTACTATACTCATCTTTTGTTATCTCTTCATACGGGGGCAACAAGAAATTGTGTTCTACATGCAACAAGAAAGACACTGATTTAATACCGTTGTTATAATTTTTACTCAACCATTGCTTTATATCAGACAACTCTTCTTTTTTATAATACACAGTTACCGAAACAGCATTGTCTGCCCAAATAGTTTGCATTTTTTTAACCCATTCAAGCTGATCTATTGCTGTCATATTTTTTGCTAAAACAGAACCTTCTGGGGATTCACACGGAAATTCAACAACATATTTAGTATGATCTTCTCTTCCGTCAATACCAACATCCCAAACAACCTTATACCCTTTCTTACGACATAAAGCAACTAGCGGGTCAACGGAGCTAAAACGAACTCTGCGAATGTAGTACTGAGCAAAAGCAGGATGTATTCCTGGAGTTACACCAGCAAGCAAAGACAGTGTGCCTGAAGGTTGAACTGTAGTTAACCTAATTGAATTATTCCAATTTTTTTCTTTACTATATTTTTTATCATAATCTTTTAGATAAGAATAAACTTCAGAAAGCCAATTAATTTTTTCTTCAGAACATTGCAAAATCCCAGTAACAGATTGGCCAAGACGAGCATTTTTGTGAACAATTGTATTTGTTTTTTCATAAGGGTAAGAAAGCCGAGTTACTTGTTTTTGAATCATATATAGTAATCTAGAAATTTCTTTAAATTGCTCAATTGATTCAACATTAGGCAAAAATATTGTTGCTAAATTGCAAGACTCACCATCGGCAAGAGCAATCTCAGCACACGGGTTAAACCCATCAATTGTTGGATCTGAAGATTTCTCCCCAAGTCTTCCATAATTTCTAGCGAGTTTTCTATTGACCAAACCATAAGGTTCCCCCGAACCGTCATAACCTTTCCACAGTTCCGACATAATCTCATCATACGAATCAGCATAAATTGAATTATTGCTATTAGCTCTCCAGCCAGGGACATCTCCAGATGACCAGTTTTTTGCTCTTAAAAACAAAACATCATCAGGATCACCAATTGCAATTTGAGCCGAACGGCGAGATGAACCCGACACAACAACCCTTCCAATAATATTGCAAATATCTAACACATCAATTGAACGAAGTTTCTTACCAACTCTTTGATTCAAGATATTACAAATATCAGTAATGCCATCAACCAAAGCTCCTGGGCCAGAAGCTGTACCACCAAACGTTTTCACTGGTGCTCCAAACTCACGAATCAAAATAGTTGAGTATGTAAAAGATTTACCAGTAACAAAATAAGACTCAAGAACTTTATGGAGTAGTTCTCTCCAACCTTGTCTTGAATCGGGGATAATAAAATCAGCATCATTGCTTCTTTCTGATTTAATATAAGAAACTTGTTTTACTTTTGGTAAGTCATGAATTTTTGAACGCTCTACAGAAAAACCAACTCCCCCGCCAAGCATCAAGTAATCAAACAACAACTCAAAATCTTCAATCTTTTCAATGTTTGTAAAAAAACAATTATTCAAAGATGTTCCAGAAAATTTTTGAACCAAAGGTGTTCCTAGCTGCCAAAGAGATCTTCCAGCAACACTGCACCTCAAATTAAACATATGGTCAAACAAAGATTCTGCTTCTTCTTGAGTAAACAAAACACCAATCTCAACAGCTCCATTTATAACTCTAGAAAGAGTCTCAACCCAAGTTTCGTTTCTTTCTGAATTTTCAGTTTTCCTGCTATAGGTCCTCATATAAACAACTTCACCAAGACCACCAAAACCCCACGGTGCTTGTTTTTTTGTATATGGCAATAAAAACTCAGCAGACAGAATAGACATTTAACCTCCAATAATTGTAATTAATAAGTTTACCACTGTAAAAAATATGAAGACTTAATTTTACTAGGGCTTAATTATTGAATTTTCAAAAAACTCAATACGTTCAATAACTTTATCAGCAACTGCGGCCCAAGATTGCTCTTTGTGAATTATTTTTGCAGATTGAATTGTATATTTTTTAAAATCATCATAATGATCTACAACATTTTCCATCAATTCTGTAAGATTTTCTAAATCTGGATATGCCCATAGCCCAGTGTCTTCACCATAAAAATTGTTATTCCAAGAAGCTTCACCATATGTGGCTTCTAAAGGAATTGAATAATGAGCAAAATCTTTACATCCGGTTGCATTTGTCACAATTGTAGGCATCCCTGTTGCTATTGCTTCAAAAGGAATCATGCCGAATCCTTCCCCCATTGTTGGATAAATCAGACAATGACATTTGTGATATAAAGCAATTAAATCTTCAGTAGTCAAATCATATGATATTCCAATAATCTGAGGGTGTTGAGTTGCCGGAACAAGTTTGCCTCCAACATAAGCTTCTGCTAAACAAAAATTATTGTATTTCAAAACTAGTCTAAAATCATTATTGCCTTCGTACAAATCTAAAAAAGCATCTACTGCCATTTGAGCATTTTTTCGTTTGCTATCTCCGCCAACATGAAGAAAATTAAAAAATCCAGTAATTTCTCTATCAATTATTTTAAACTCTGGGCTAATGCCGTGAGGAATAACATGAACATTTGTGTGAACTTTGTTGTCTAAATAAATTTCTTTAACAAAGTTAGATGTTGCCCAAATCTCATCTTGAGTTTGCATATTAAATTTCCAACCATTTGGAATTTTTGTAGACTCCCAAGGAGTGTACCCAATTTTGTAATAATTTCCGGATTGATAATAATAAGGCTGGCAAAAATTAATATGAAAAGGAATATCATTTTTGTTATAAAAAACTGCTATTTCTTTTTCACGAAGAGCAGAAATTAGTTGAAGTGCAGCAATACTGTATCCTTGAGAGTACCAATTAAGGCCGCTAATGTCTGTAGCGCTAGGAGTGAACCAACTAATTTTTTTCATTGATAGTTAATCTTTCTTTTGTTTGTTTTTCTTGATGGGTTTATTTGTTTCACTTAGATCAAAACATTTTACACCATTGGACATTAATTTATCAGCTTGTTCTTCAGAAATTTCAGAAGTAACAGGCATATCACTAAACAAACATCTTGTAGCTGCTAAATAAAAATCACTAATTTTTGTAATAGTTATATAAGACGGGTCAACAATTGCAGCACCGCTGTAATCATCTGATTCTACAATTGCTATAATTTTCATAACGCAAGTATATCATCGTTTTTACTTCTAAACGAACAATCTCAAGTATGCTTAGTATACTTAGTATGCTTAGTATTTATTGATTAATTAGTTTTTTTGGCATGCTCTCGCACGCCAGTATACTAGTATAAGAAAGCAAATTTCAAGTCCAAACAAAAATTTTTACAATTTGATTTCTGCAAAAAAATGTGAAAGAATGTGAGCATGCAAAAAATTATTGTATTCACAACATATCATTTATTCATGGCTACCCTTTTAAAATTCAGTATTCAAAGAGGCTTTGATCACAATATTGGGTTACTGTCTGCCCTAGGATTTTCTTTAATTATCAATATTGCTTGCAGTTTGTTTAAAAATGCTAACAAATAAACAATATTCTTTTTTAAAAAATAAAAAAGTTTTATTGTTAAGTGATACAGGAAACCCTTATAAATATTTAATTAATTTTATCCCAGAATTAATTAATTCTAAAGTTTATATTTATGTTTCTCCAGCTTCTACTTCAAAATTTATTAGATTGTTTGTAAAACAAAGTTTAAATAAAAAAGTTAAAATTATAGAAGATAAAAATTTTTCTATGTTTTATAATAATAAAATTAAAGATTATTATGTTTGTATTTTTTTTGGCAAAAATACAACAAAAGAAACAAAAATCCTTAAAAGACTTACTCGTGATATGTTATTATTATATAATAATATTATAGTTATTACAGAAAACGGAGTGGATTACGATGAGGATCATAGCATTTGATGGTGATAGTGAACTAGAGGAAATTCCTAGTTTAACTATCATCATAAAAGCTGTCCCTTTTGAAGATTCTTTTGTTCCGGCTTTTTTTATACAAACTCCTGATGACGATCATGATATGACAATTGAAGAATTAAATTCTTTAATGGATGGAGTTGAGATTGCTCAAAGATCTATTGATAGAATTATTTCATTTATTTTAAAACAAAGTTATAGAGAACTTGATAACAAATATAAAAATTATGAAACAGACGGAGAAGATGATGAAACATAATTATTACGATTTAATAAATCAAGGACACATCCTTGGTGGGTTAATAGAAGACTTTTATTACCCTGAAAAAATTTGCCCGTATTGCTTTAAACCTCTTGTACCTGTTCAAGCAATTCATTGGATAGAAGATAAATTCCAATATAAAGCCTTGTATTTTTGTTCATATGGCGAATGCCCTGTATATGATGAGGGCGCTAAGAAAGCTTACGCCCGAATATATTACTCTTCGGAACAAGCATATGCTGAGTTTTGTGAAGTTCAAATGCCTGTTCAAAGGTGGGAGCAAGCAGACGTTGTTAGCATTTACAAATAGTGTGATAAAATTGTAAGAACTATGCCAATTCAATCATGTTCAAATAAAGGCAATCCAGGATACAAATGGGGAGAGCAAGGTTCTTGCTACACATACACTGCCGGAGATGAGAAATCAATGAAGGAAGCAAAAAGTAAAGCTCAACTTCAAGGCCTTGCTGCGCGTTTAAATGGCTACAAAGAAAAAGCAAACGAAGTTACAACATCCTCTATGGGATCAGGTTTAAAAAATCCTCAACAAGGTTACTCTCCTAAAAAGAAAAAGAAAAAACCAGAAAATATTTTTAAAGATATTGAAAAGAGCTTAACTCAATGGTTTGAAGAAAAATGGGTAGACATCTCTAGACCTAAAAAAGGTGGAGGTTTCCAACCATGTGGTCGGGAAGATGCAAAAAGTGGAAAATATCCAAAATGTGTTCCGGCTGCGCAGGCTGCAAGAATGACCCCTGCGCAAATCAGTTCGGCAGTTAATAGAAAAAGAAGAGCTGAATCAACTCAGTCAAGAGAAGATAAAAAACCGATTAATGTTTCTACAGATGTTAAGAAAGCAAGTGTTAATGTGCCAACCAACCCGGCTTTATATGCTCGTGTAAAAGCAGAGGCCAAAGCTAAATTTGATGTATACCCTTCAGCGTATGCAAACGCTTGGCTTGTTAGAGAGTACAAAAAGCGTGGCGGAGGGTATAGGACAGTAAGTAAATCAGATGATGGCTCAGATAATCTTATTAAGTATTTAAAAAATAAGGTGGTAGAATTCTTAATGTGATATGCTTAATAGCATATCTTTGATATAAGGAGAATTTATGAATTTTATTAATATTCCGGTTGACAATGCTAAAGAGATGATTCGGCAGCATTCATTCTTGAGAGATAAGAGCGACCAAATGTCAAAAGCTGCTTTCACACAAATGAAAGAGTCACTTGAGGCTGTTGCTTATCATCAAAGCCAAATTGATCTTTTGAGCAAAGCTGTTAAAGATGTAACCTTTATGACTTCCAAGCAAGTAACAAGTCTTGGTGGCGGTACACTTACTCCAGCAGCATCTGCCCCAACAGAAGCCGCTTTGAATCCAACGCCAGAAACTAATTTTGGCCCAGGAGATCCTAAGAAAGTAAAGAAAGCAAATTTGATTGAAATGCTAAAAGCTTACGAAAGCGACAACGGCGAGTTTGATATCAATCCAGAAGTTATTGCCAGTTTCTTAATGGCTGAATAATGGAATCATCTATAGTTGTAGCCATTATTGGCTTGGTCGGGGCTGTTATTGTTGCATTAGTTCAAAAAGGCAGAAAAGAAAATAAAACAGATCATAACATAGTTGCACAACTTTTAGAAGTAGTACATCACGATATATCTAAAGTAGAAGATAAATTAGATCATGTAGAAGTTATATTAGATAATCATATTACAGAACATAAAGTAAATAAAATTACAAAATCAAAAGAACCAGTTAAAAAATAATTTTTTAATATAGCCAACCCTGGCTTTGTTTATTTCGCAAGATTAAACTTTGTTTGGGGTTGGCTATTTTTTTTATAAAAAGGCCTCATCTCACTTTAAAATGTGATAAAGTGTTTTTAAACAGAAAGAGAGATTCATATGAGTAATGCCCAAAATAATCAGCCATCTGAAAACAGTGATTTTCTAATTAACGAAATGGAATTAGAAAAGATTTACACCAAATTGATGGCTACTTTAAAAAAACCGCTTGAATCAACAGCGGAAAGAACAGCCAGCGCTGTTATTCACGGATACTATAAAGGCTGGAGTCTGCCTAAAACTGCAAAGTATTACAATCTAGAAGACCAAGCCGCAGCAGCCTATTGGAAAAATTTTAATTTTAAATTAAAGGAAGGAGGGCAAATTATGAGCAGAACAAAAGTCAAACAAAATAACATTGTAAATTATTTAGAAAAAAATGTAGGACAGATTGTTACTCCAACAAAAGTTTCAACTGATGTCAGTATCTCTCTTCCAACTTTTTATAATTTTTACAACGCTAACAGACAATTCTTTAAAAAAGTTAAGCGTGGTCAATTTGAAATTGTGAATCCAAAAGAACAAAGAGAATCAGAATTAAACTAATTAAATAAGCAGCCATTTTTGAAGGAGAAAATAATGACTATAGTAAAACAACCAATTAATGATAATGATGTAATAACTTGGGAAATGGCTGCTTATGATTCAACAGAAGAGTTGTATTCCGATATTAACGCTTTAGTTGAATACTCAATTAAGAATTTACGAGAAACTATTGATTCTTATATAGATTCAAAAGAGTACCTAGATTCAGACGGGGTAATGACTCAAGATCATAAAAACCGTTGGGTTTTGTTGTCTAGTAATGCTATTCGTATTGCAAAAGAATTTGATGCAACATATCTATTAACTAGTTCTGAAATTTTAAACACCGTTATAAGAAAGCAAAGAGATTACGGTCATAAAAATATTTCTAAATTTGGTATTACCGGATTGGTTATTAGGGTTCATGACAAAGTTGCTCGTGTTGAAAATTTAATGAAAAAAGATAATCACATAAATGCGGTCATTGATGAAACAATGCTGGACACATTAATGGATATTATTGGATATTCAATTATTGCTTACATGTGGTTGAATAATACTTTTATGTATGATTTAGGAGAGAAGAAATGAAAAAACCACTACACAAACATTTGTTGCTCAGAGGAATGATTACGGATGCCCCAACTTCTGAACAAGTAGTTATTGACTGGCTTCGTGATTTTGTTGACAGAATAGGAATGAAAGTAGTCCAGGGGCCATTTGCTTCTATGATCACAGAAGAAGGCAATCGGGGCCTTACAGCTTCTGTGATGATTGAAACATCACATATTGCTTTTCACATTTGGGATGAAATGGAACCAAGTTTAATTCAGTTTGACTTGTACACATGTTCTGAACTTAATGTAAATTATGTTCTTGACACCATTGGTTCATTTTTTAAATTTACAGAATATCAATACATGGTTCTTGATAGAGAAAATGGGTTTAAAGTAATCCAGGGAGTTTACTCAGAGTAATGCCAGTGCAAAAAAACAAAAAGAAACATATGGAAGCTTGGATGCTCAGATATGTTATTTTAATAAAGAAGATGCTGCATTTGTCAGACTGGACAATTATAATGCAGAATGAACCGTGCTCTTCTGACTGCCTTGCAGAAACAGATGTGATTACCGGTCAACATCTTGCCAAAATGTATTTGAGTAAAGCTTATACAAAAGATACCCCAGAAAATCTTCGGGCAACAATTATTCACGAACTACTTCATTGCCATCTATCACCAATCTCTGAATTGTCAGAAGAAATATTAAAGCCTCTTGCTGATGAACTTGGCGGTAGTAGAGTCATTAAATCAGCTATTAACGGTATTGAGTATGAAACAGAAAGAAGTATTGATGCTATCTCTGAAGCCATAGCCCCATATTTCCCATTGCCAAATATGCCTAAAAAGAAAAAAGCTAGAAAGAAAAAAGCTGTTAAAAGAAAAGCTGTTAAAAGAAAAGCTGTTAAAAAGAAATGACAATCAGCCCAATTCTTTTCCAGATGATTGCTGATCAAAGCAAATTGTATTCTTATAAACCCTATTACGATTTTAAAAGGAGAACTATG